CTTGCGTCGTTTAATAACCGTTCCTACTTACACTAACTTAGAATCTATCACCGCAACTCCTACTTACGACGAGGGTACGCTTCGGCATATCCGAGAAGTGAATAGAGAGTTAGCAGGAGAACACGGAAGAACTATGTTCTTTCGCCCCATCATTGGCTCATCTAACGAAAATACAGATGAGGGAGTTGTAGTGACTACGCCTACGCCACCGCTAGAGATTTCTCTCAAAGCAGGGCCCAATGGTATCTCGTTCTTCAGCTTTCCATGGGACAGAGCTGCTATATATAGCAACAGTGCCATACAAGCAAATTTAATGAACTTTGCAAGTACGTATTATTCCGGGCCTGTTAGCGAGTGGTTTTACGAGAAATTAGAGCCTTATGCTGAACTAAACGATTTCGGTCGCCAACTTCACATCGGAAAGATTTCTCTAACCTTCGAAGGAGGGAAACTAAAACCGCGAGTCTTCGCAATAGTAGACTCATTCTCCCAAACGTTACTAAGACCGTTTCATAATACCCTTATGGGTTTGTTACGGCGCATCAAAGAGGACTGCACCTTTGATCATAACAAGGTCAAGCAGGTAGCTCATAGTCTGTATTCAAATGGACACACGTTCTACGGATACGCTGACTTAAGCAATGCTTCTGATGCCATTCCCAAAGAATTATATAGGGATGCTGGTAACGATCTGTGTGATACACTGGGTGATTCCTGGGTTTCTATATTTGATAGAGACTTCCACCTTCCGAAATCAGTAAAAGACTTTTGGAAGACGAATCATCACATGCCAAACAGTGTGCAGTATAACACAGGACAACCTATGGGAGCGTTATCCTCATGGCCATTTATGGCCTATGTACACCACCGTATAGTATGGACTGCCTTTGGAGGTCGGCACAAGTCGTTAGACAAGTACCTAATCCTAGGCGATGATATTGTCATATTTGACGAATCAGCCTACTATAAATATTGTAATCTTCTTCATAAACTAGGCATTCCCTTTACTCACAATGTTTCCAAAGTGGGTTTTGAGTTTGCCAAGCGAGTCTTCTTCAAGGGGACAGAAGTCACGGGAGCTTATACAGCAGCCTTGTGGGCTAGCCGTAATCAACCAGAGGTCTTTTCACTCGAGTGGAGAGGTCTCGCTTCTAGAGGTTACAAAGCCGGTCTTGATCTGCACCCGTCCTTTCGGACACTACTTAAAGTGTCAGCCAAAAGGTTTGAGAAGTGCAAACTTCTTATGACGGTACCTTACGGCACCGAAATTCCATCTATCGAGCTAGCAAAATTTACACTAGACTTGACAGGACGTAGTAGTTGTTTCCTTACGAATAAGGAGCAGCAAGGCAAACTCGTAGAACCTTTAAAAGCGTTCCGGCAAGCCGCATCACTACTGATTCAACAACAGTTTCAGAAGTGGTTAGATGAAGCGAAAGACGCAGTACAAGCTAATGCTCGCACTTTTAGTGCTGTCTTCCAACAAGCATCAGGATTGAGTGATCACTCAACACCGGTCGTACAAACAGCTATAAATGAATACTTAGAAGAGAGGACACTACATGTGTATTATCTCGAAAGAGACCTCAAAAAGACTTATATGGGTGGAACACAACTATTACAAGGCCTCTCCGGAGGCGAAGTAAAGTATGTTGAACCAACTCTAAAAGTCCTTCTAAGGCCTAAGCTGCCACACATCCCTCGCTTAATAAATTTTAATAAACGCGAGAAACATATGGAACAACTTAAGTTCC